GATATTGGGATCGTCACCACCAGTTCCCATATCACCAATCTTCTTAGTGAGAGAAATACCTTCCTTGGTCTCGACTTTCTTGGTCTCTTTCGTCTCAGTTTTGACTTCCTTTGTCTCGGGTTTGGTCACCTCTTCCTTGGGCGTCATCACTTCGGTTAGTTTCTCGAGATTGCCCGCGATCCGATCCAGCTTGCTTGAGAACTCATTGGCCTCATCAGCTTCCTTGGTCTTGGACAACTCCGTATACAACTCCGCCGTCAGTGTGCCTTCTACAAACGCATCACCAGCGGCTTTCTTGAATGTGTCGTCATCCGCTGTGGTTTCAATACCACAGTTTTTGACGAGCCATTCTCGCACTTTTTCCGTGAGGTTCATCACGAACTCCTTTACAACGGAATGCTACTTCTAAGCCGCCACGAACGTCGAGGCGCACTTCACTTTCACTCTCATTTCCGCACCGCAGTGCGAAACTGTTTTGCTAGTTGGTTGTGCTTCTCCACCAGTTCGATGGATTGCAGCATCTCTATCAACTGCTTACGCTGTTCTGGATCGGTCTGTGTGACAACCACTGCCACAGCCTCCTTGACCGTAATGGACTGAATCTCTGTCTGTCCCCCCACTTCCTCGCCAAGACTGTGCAACACTTCGTTGAGGTTGCCACTGGCTACACGCAGCATGGCCTTTGCTGACCGTGCTATCTCACCCGTCCCATGCACCTCATCGACGTGGTCCTTTGCATCACGCAACTTCCTTTCGTTGCCTTTGGACAAGACACGTCCACGCTTTTGGCCAGATAGTTCGGTGTGCTTACCAGAGGATTCCTCAAACTTGATAGGCTTGTGCTTATGCTCCTCCAACCATTTTTTGGCTTCATCGGCCGTGAACTGGCTGCGATCAAACCTGATAGCCTGCAACTCGGACTTCCCATCAGCAGTGACCCCAAAGATGGCATGGACGCCACTACCAAACTTGTCATTCTGACGGCGTAGTTTTTCAAACTTGCTGGGATCAGCTAGTCGGGCGGCATGCTCATTGGGATAAGGCTTGGCATCAATCCATTCAGTTGATTTCCCTGGTCCGGGCCTACCGCTCTTCGCATCTCTCCACCACACTTCGGGCATTTAATTTCCATACAATGCTTTTCAGAGCTCACTTGATGCCCACACTCCAAGCATTCACAGTCGTAAACTTCTTTCTCTTCCTCTTTAGGCTCTTTCGCTGCCTCCATCTTGGCACCACACTTAGGACACATTCCATCAGACTTAGGATTGCCCACATACTCGCAATCAGGACAAGTCATTTTCTTACCTTCGGCCTTGCCCTCTTGTCCTTCATCATTGTCGCCATCGGCTTTTTCTGATGGCTTACCGTTGTCTTGTTCTTTTCCTCCTCCTTCTGACGTTGTGCTTCTACTTCTGCACTCGTTCTCATCTTTTCGTCCTCCTATCGATACGGCCTTGGCGGCCTCTTCCAACTCGGCTACTGTATTGCAAGTCAACTCACGCTCAATTCCTCCATCATTTTCACGATACTGAATACTGACGGGAACCTGTTTTCGCATCATGTGTCGAATACCCTTACCAACCCGCTTCATAATGGGACTAGTCAACTTACCGCCTTCCACCAGCGATAGCAGAACCTCTTCGGTCTGGGCATCAATATTGGCTGGGACACTAACGAGTGACTCCTCCATGATCTCGAACTTCGTAACATCGAATCCTTGTGGAGCAGTTTCCCCTGCCCGTTTGATCTCAACAAACTCCAGGGCCTTGAACCCATGCGAGAATCGTCCCATACCGTTGTCGATCATCACGGCTGCATCATGGCTCAACTCATTCATGTCCACAATACAACTGACGACCTTCAGGCTATCACGGTCTTGACCTTCAATTTTGAGCATCTTACCAATCGGAAGCGTGTGAACATGCTGCCATAGCAGCAGCATATTCGGATCTGGATGTGCCCCATCACTGTGTAGGATATCACCATCCCGATCCCTTGTGGAAGAAGTAAGAACGTGCTTGAACACCATGAGCGTGTTCTTAGGCAGCTCAACGCCCTCTACTTGATCCTGCTTGACCGTTGCTTCTCCCCGACCAGCATATCTTCGTTGGAATAGACGAGCGTTTGTGCCGCCTTCTTCAACAAATCATCGAAGCTCGTAGTGCCTTTCGATGTGAACTTATAGGCAGCTTGCAGACCGATGTGATCCTGAAGGGTTTGCACATACGCATCCGCAGTAAGGATACCGTAATTCCAAGCAGTCTGTTTCTCTTGACGTGCTCGTATTGATTGCAGTAGATCGTTTATCATATCTCACGTCCTGCGAAGTAGTGAAGATTTAGATTACCATCAATCCCCGCCCCACGCACAAAGCGGATACGGAGTAGGTCATCGATCAGAAATGGCTTTGGGCCTTCCGTTACTAGGAAGATCATACCAAGTGCCTGGGTTGGGTTTGTGGCGTCGTCCATCGTATAGCGGACATTCTGTGTGTCCGACTGAATCTCAACACCCGTGGCATTGGCAGGCACGGTTAGATCGGCCACAGTCTTGACCACCGCAGTAGCAGCCTCTTGTTCAAACCCCAGATACATACAAAACCTCCTCTACGTGCTAGTGCGAACGACAGCCGTGGCATCAATCCGCACCAACTGTTGAATCGCCTCCGTGTCACCGGGGGCAATCTTGTCTATCCACCGGATGACAGACATAAGATCCGTCTGGTCACTTCCAGGTGGCAGCTTGGAAACTGCTTTGCTGGTGTCCCGTTTAACATTCAATGCTTTCAAGGCATTGTATGTAGCCGTCCGAAGGACCATCACCCGTGCAACTTCAGATTTGCGAATGACCCGGATGATGTTGTTAAAGTGATTCTTAAGCAAATGCTTTTGGATAGGCATAAACTCCTCCCTAATTCTGACTTCCAATGATTATGCTGCCTCCCGTAGGAAGCAGCTGACCAAGTTTCTTTTCTCACTATTCTGACTGTGAAGACTGGCTACTCATGCTGCTGCTGCTGCTAGAACTAACACTTGACGTTGAGATGCTAGAACTTGAACTGCTCTGACTAGAACTAGAAGTCGAGATACTCGAAGTAGAGATGCTACTCTGGCTAGAACTGGACGTCGAGATGCTACTTGAGCTAGTCGAGATACTCGATGTAGAGATGCTACTTGAGCTACTCGATGTGGAAATACTCGAACTACTCGAATTGCTCTGACTGGAGCTTGACGTTGAGATACTCGAACTAGAACTGCTAGAACTGCTCTGACTAGAACTAGAAGTCGAGATACTCGAACTAGAACTACTCTCGTCTTCCATCGACAGAATCGACAAACGGTCTTGTGTCTTTGGTCCTGGAAACTGTAATGACCCCGTATGGAACGGGAGAACGTCCGGTACACTAACCTCTCCAGATGTCCGAGTATCAATCAGCACCGCCTCCCAAATTGTGTCGTCTGCCAAGGCCCGTGTGCAAATCTCAACTGCACCATTTAGCCTTGTTTCTACAGATGGGGTGATTGCTGAATCATCGCCCGCATGACGCATGCGAGTAATAACCAGATAACGCTCTGACAAACCACTGGCCGGTCCAAGATAAAAAGTTACATTCCTCATAATCCAAACTCCAAATAAAAAGCCGTGGAGTATTCTCCCATTTTGACTGGAAAGAATACGCCGCGGCTCACAAAGGACGCTTAGACGTTTCTACTTAACTCTTAAAATATACAGTATAAGAAGAACTTCTCCTATACGTATTTGTCAATCTTGCACCACTCTTTGGGAATCTGGCTTACCTTTTCGGAATTATACCCTTGACAAAGCGGCCTTGCCTCTTTTGCCCCGTCGCATACAAATTAACTTTGCCTCCACCTCTTCCGGGTTCACCTCCATAAACGCCCTCAATACCTCCTCCACTTTCAGGGGGTAGAGGGAAAGGGGTTTGAGTCTGGATTTTCTCTTGGTTTGTTTTTTCACAATACTAATCTCCAGATAGTTGCTTACTTTCCACTGTTTTTGGAAGGTGGTTCAATGCGATGCTTCCCTGTCTTCCTACATACATGCCAATTATCCCCATAACCCCAGACAATACAGCAGCACCAACTATAACAAGGGCATTGAAGTATTTATCCTCGCGTCTCCATCGCCTGTTTCGTATCTGATCCTCCAATTTCCACTGATATTCCATTTCGGCCTGTAATTTAAGCCGCTCCTCTTGCTTATCCAAAATGTTCATATCAACATGCTCCGTGCTAAATCGCTAATAGGGTTATCTAGTTGACTCCACCACATACTATATGTTGTATCCATTACTATGAGGGCATCATTCCTTATTGAATCGGATAATTTGGAGTATAAAGAGTTAATTGGCAATTGATCCTTAGACAACTTCATTAAAACTCAAGAAGCCGTTGGCATCTTGTGACACTAGAAAATGCTTTTTGTCTGGTTTCCCGTGCAAAGAGGTCGCAGTTATTGTCATACGATAGCTGCCAGAGTTTACACGAAAAGTTTGTCTTTGTTGGTTCCCGGCATCGTTACTATATCCATCTACTAAAAACATCTGCGATCCCTTGCCACCCTTTATAACACGAACATCAACCGGTTCCCCTGCCTGCAAATCAAATCCCAAGTCTTTTCCCTCAACTTGCAATCGGCATGGGAATTGCCCAGAGTATGCAGTGTTTGTACTATCCAATGGTTCAAGGCTCACAAGCACAACACGTACCCGTTGCGCTCGCACTGTTCCGCGATTCCACAAAAGCAATCTCGCTTCTATGAACCCGTTGGGGTGCCCAATTATCTTTGCGGGGGTATACTCAAACTCCAGCTTAGGCTTGTCCTTCGATTCCGTTGGTTTGCCGAACCAACGATCCCAAGGAACAAGCGAAATCAAAAATGCTATCCCACACACTGATAACAACACGTGTGCCCAATAAGTACAAAACCAAGCCCATAACCAGCCCATTTCTTCTGTCCTATCTTTCAACGCTTGAGCAACATCCACTCGTGGCGTGAATACGTACCGCCCAAGAATAGCCACCAATACACCAAGTCCACCACGTATTATCCATTTGTGAAGACGCATTTCCCCACACCCCCCACTATCCAAGGATCAACATAACCCCTATCATAGCAGGAGAGCATATCGTGGCTAGCTACCTTGTATCAAGTAGATAGTCCCGCATCAAACAAACCCCCAATAGCACACACCCCCATTTGACAAACAGTTGGCTTTACATCAAAATCTCCAACCACTACATATAGTATGTGGTGGAGTCAACTAGATAACCCTAATCGTCAATCTCACCTTCTTAATGAGTTTGCCTGCTGTTCTACTCGCTTCTCAACCCCATCAGGTCGCTCAAAGTTATCGGTAATGACGCGGGCGTGTAGCATCTGGCCCCTATTACCGTGAATCTCCAAACGGATTGTAAAATCCGAGCTATCACACATCAAGTCGACAAACACCCGATCAAACTTCTTCATGGCCTTGAGGAACTTGGCCAGAGAATCATCATGTTTCAGCACCGACCTATAATCAACCTGTTCTCTATTTGCAGCAGCCACATTCTCTCCCTATGCAACAATGATATTTGCTCTTTCAATTTCTATGTCATAATCCAACAGGCAGATGATTAGCACTTCTACCTCAGTTCCCGCCCACTTCTTAATCGAGCGGATCAGCTTTTGCTTCTGATCCATGTCCAAACGATGCATAGTCTTAACCGTCACCCGATCCCCCGGTTGGAATCGTATCCGAGAGGCTCTTATATCAGCTATCCGGGGCATCACGGCCATCAATTATCACTCCTTAGCATAGTCTCTTCGTAGAGTATGCCAGCACCACCATCAGAACTGTGAGAACTTGATCTCTTCTTAATAATGATAATGAAACCCTCACCAACCTTTAGATTTTCTATTGTTTGGGGTGTCACTACCCCTCCAGTCTTAGCATTGTTGATGTGAGTGCTCATCGACCCAAGCAGGAAACCTAGGACCAGGAACGCAACGGCTGTCAGTATGATAGCGATCATTCTACATCTTCATCCCTTGGTTGGCCTGGTTACTTCTCATTCAGACCTGATACACCACGCTCTTCCAAACCATCTGCACGGTCGGTATACTCCTGAATCATGTCACGGGCTTCTATATCTTGTAAACCCATCTCCATAATGATTGTGCACTGGCAGTTGCAGCGCTCCTCGGGCGGTAGACTAAAATGCCCCGGTTCTGGAACCAGATAACCGGATAAGTTCCACATCCCATCTTCATCAGCCGGCACACCATCTAGTCGGGCGTGCGTATCCCGTGTCGTCGTCCCCAGTACACTCAACCACGTCGGACGCATTGGGACTTTGTCGCCCAGATCCGCTTTTAGTTGATCCATCACACCCTTCCTCGCGCCATTCAACGCCCCACCTGCCTCTGTTCTGGCTATGTTTGTGGCTCTCATCAAGGCGTATTTGCCCGTACCACCCTTGAACGCAAAGGCAATCTGTGTGGCCATACGACGAATGGGCCAGCCTTCTTGTAAACCCTGCATGAGATAGAGTTCGGCATCACCTGCTGTGGTCGCACTAATAGCTGACCAATAACTCTGGGAGAAGGACACCTGCAGCTTCTGGACGATTGACTTCTTCATCCACACTGGCAGCTCAGTGAATATGCTTACAGGGAGGCCCGTCCCACCCATCAACGTCTCCAGGGCTTCGATGTTACCTGGATTCTTTGTCAACCATTCTGTCGCTGTGGATACGGCCATGCTCTACTCTTCATCGTCTCTTGGTTGACTAGGATATTTCTCACCGTTGCCATTCACTGACTTCTTACGTGGATCGACCCCCATCTCAATCAACTGATTCCTGGCAGCCTCAGCCATTCGAATTGCCATGATAGGCAGTGTGGTATTGATGATCTGCTCTGTGGCCTCCCTGACATTGAAAATGTTCTGCATCAGCATCTCAGCCCCACCCTTGGCCGTCTTCTGACCGAAGTAGTGGGCAGTGGGGTTCTCATTCTCCGTCAACTCTGTAACTGACTTACCCTCCGTGACCATCGCAGCTAACTGCTTCCCCATCTCTTCAATCTGCTGCTTGAATACGGGTATCAAAGCCTCTATCAGATCTGCCTCTGTGGCGTTGATATGCTTCTGGTGAGAGATGCGAAGAGCGGCTTTGCGTAAATAGGGACGAAGCTGTTGCTGCTTAGCCTTGACAGCAGCAGTAGCAGCACCAAGCACCTGTTCTAGGGCAGGGAGGTTAGTCATTCTTCTTCCGATTGCTCCACTACGGCCACAACGTCATCTCTTGGCTGTGACGGACTGTACTTGATCCTTGGTATAATCAGATCCTCTATCACTTCCGGCGGGGCCTTTAATGCATCAACCGCCTTTTTCAATTCCTCTGTGGCCTCTTCTACTGCCACTTGTTCCTGTTCCTGCTGTTCTAATTGCTTTGGTGGCCCCTTACCGGCAATATCCTTTGCAAGATCAGAGGGTAGCCCAGCCCCAATCAACAGATTCGTCATCTGTTCTGGCTGCATTACACCCTGACCCACCTGGCCCAGAGCAGAGATGATTGGGGTCAACTGACTGGAACTAATAACCGATTCATTCCGATTCTCATCAGGAGGCAACCCCAACTCCGACCGTAACTCATTCTGGCTGATGTCTCCATTCGTCCTTGCATACTGCCACTTCTGCCACCGCAGAGCCGGATCGTTGGGTGATGTTTTCTCCCACCACACCAGCACATTATCCTCGGGACGCTGACGTTCAATTAGGTTGGACATCACTGTACTTAGCATATCCAAGACAGTGTTGACTCGCTTACAGAACCGCTCCTCAATTTTGGCTACCTGGGCATACCCGCCCACGCCGACGGGTTCACCTAGGATGTACGGATGAACCCCGAACGCACTCAGTATACGTGTCCGCACTTTAGACTCGCTCTTGTCCCATCCCATCTCATTGCTGGATGCACTGAGTCGCTCTATCTTGTCTATCAATCCATCCGTGATGGCTGGATTACCATAATTCTGCACTCCGGACATCATCTTACGGATTGCACTGTTGATTTGACGACGTTGAACACCTGTCAGCGTTGGTCTACCTTTACCATCCAGATACGGACCCTTACCAATGCTAACTATGACAGAGGGAAAGATGCCGTTCTCAAAGAACCGCTCCTGTGAGGTCTGGATATGATCGTCAATCCGAATGGCTGAATACTGGGATGTCACGGGAGCTATAGCACCCAGAGGGTCCGCCGGATTGGGCAGATGGGCAAACCCCACCTGATCCCGTATCAGGGAATCAATTGCAGTTCCAGGCTTGTTCGGATTTACAACGTCGAATCGGGAGAACGGCCCTTCCTTGTGGGAGGGTCGAATCCAGGTGGTTGGAAGAGAGTAGAACTCCACCTCCTGATCTTCCCCTTTTCCACAAATCACATAGGACCACCCCGTCAACATCAGATTGGCCACAAAAGAATAGACGAACTGCCATCTCTGCTGAATGGGGTTTGGGTGCTCCATCACATCCAGCAACGGGTGCTCCATCAACACCTCAAACTCCTGGGCTGCCACTTTGGTTCGCATACCAGAAGTCATACGGGCCATGTGATACTGCTTGATACCAGATGGTCCATCTTTCTTTTTCGACCCCTTCCCTCCCATAAGTTTTGCTACCACCACTTCCTGACCCGCTGCCTCAGAAGCAATCACATTGATTGCCGCATAGAGCCATCCGCGAAAATTGGCGTAGCCCTGACGCTGCTTTGACTGAGTGCCCCAATCGCCTAGAGGACCCGCAAGAGAGGGGGTTATAGCATCTGCCATACCGGATGCCTTCAACTGCAAAGCACGATCCTGGGCTGACCCATAGATTGCACGACAATGGTCAAGGGACTTCGTCAAAGCACTCATCTCATTCTGTCCTTTCTCCACTGGCAACTACCTGCTGCCCAGCCAAAACGGCCAATTGTGCCTCCCACCGTCTCAGCAGGACAGAGTTGGCTGCTGTGAGGGAGGGAACCAATATATCACTCAACACCTTATTCTCATTCTGCAAAGACTCGACTACAATCTGCTGCTGTGTATGGAGGTGTTCGGCCCTTTGTAGGTCACCTACCACCAATTCCACAGCAGCCTCTACCATCCGACGTAGGTTTTCAAGTTCCTTCGTGTGCTGCTGTATCGACTTCAAGGAATGATTGGCCTCCCGGTCCCACTCTGCCGCTAGTCTCCTTGACCTCGACAACAAACGAAAAGCGCACTGTGCCCTCAACGCCTGGAGAAATCGAAAGATCATAGTGGCTGCTCCTCCTCTGAGGCTATTTTTATCGTACCATCCATAGTCGCAGCGTCAACCGCTTCCTCTTCCCTAGGAACCGATGGCTCTGCAATGCAAAACTCCGGAGGGGGAAGGGGGCATTTCAGATCACCTCTAGGCAACGGTTCATCGGATGGGAGTAAAGGTTTCTCCTTCTCTTCACGGTCCAGATCCTCCGCTAGCAATCCAACTGCCCTCGTAAAGTCCTGTCGTGGAACTGAAACGTAGTGCGCTTCTCCAGCTTCAACACCCCATTATTAACGGACCACACAGCCACCATCCACTTGGGGTTTTCCAAGTACGACACCCGGATGATCTCTTGAACCACATCATCCCGTCCCTCTTTACTCGAAAAAATCTTCATCGCCGTTCTCCTATTTACATACCCACGATGCCCGGCCTGACCTTCAGACCGACGTCATCATAATAGGCTTCTAACTGCTCTCTCAAGGTCTTAGCATTCTTAGTCCCACCATACTCTTTGGAAGAATCCCTATAATCCAATCCACAACTCTGCCCCATCTCTAGTATATACTCACTACCATCATCACAACGGACCACAGTCGATGCCTGGAATACAATGGCAAACCGCACACACCCACTCATACCATCATCCAAAGACCTTTCCGTGACCGAACAATGCACAACACCACGGAAGACCTGACCGATGTCCACGTCCTTTAGATTTCGTAGGAACTCATCTAGTGTATTGCAGGAAATTCTCACTCTAAATATCCATCCTACACATGACCCGCCATAAAATTGACAACCCCAAACTAGCATCCGGGTGGGCACTACTCATCACATCCATATCATCACCATCCACAGTGAGAGTATACTGCTCATCTACTCCAGGGTCAGAAGCAAAATAAACTTTATGAGACACCACAATTCCACGTCTCTGCCATTGCACTTGCTCATTGTCACTCACAGGCTGCCGCCAACATGCCCGATCAGTAAACAGGGCTGTATCCACCGAATCCTTGATACCCCCACTAGCATCCTTCGTTCGGATACGTCGGTACGCTGTAGCCGTGTGCGGTAAATTGTCTAGGATCGAAATGACTATCTCCTCTCCCTATAATATCGTTTCTAACCGGCCTAGCGTAGCGTTTAATACGTTCCTAGGTCTTCCTGGTAATCTAACCCTCCAGGAACCAACCGTAGTTCACGAAGTCCATTAGACGTTCCTTAACCCCAGCCTCAATTCCCCCCGAGAGTAGAGACTTGGCGGAACTGCCATCCACTGTATAGCTGTAATCACCCAACCGCTCACTCGTCACCAAACCAGGAATCAGACCTGCCCCCGTCCTCTTCTTCATCGTAAACATGCGACGGGCACGACGCACTGCCTCGTAAATCACACTCTCTGCAATCGGGGAGGCGTTGATTATTGTATCCTCCCCGTGCAACTCCTCATTTGTATATCCACCCACATAAACCACCCGCACAGTCCCAGCCGTCACTGGCCACAATCCAGAACTCCGAATGATCCCGTCCATGCAAATACTATTCCCATCACTATCCACCCGACTATAATTTGGCCAGAAATCGTCGCCCTCTGTCTTCTTAGTGGCCGCTGCAAACGACCCCGACCTAGACCCAGCACGAGCATCGTAATCAATAAAGAGGCTAGTGATACTACGAATTGGGATATGACGCAACAGAAGCTCATCAGTCGACGCTGACGATAGGCCCTCCCAGACAGCTTGACCTGACTCCACATCCCATACACCATCCTGATATGATGCAACCCGATTCGTGGTAGGATAGAACTCTGTGCGGGATCGCTGAACGGGATCATAACCTAGGAACTGGCACACAGCCCCTTCCGCCTTCTGTAGAGCGGCTGCAACTACAGCCTGCTCCTCATCTGTGGCCGAACTAGACAGCCCCAATTCGAGCATGACTTCCGACAGGTCCACAATCCCACCACCTGCCTTGAGAACAAACACTTCATCTTCGACCCGTTTCCATTCCAAGGCATCAGAGGCATCCAGAAAATCAACCCAGAGACTATACGTTCCAGGATTGAAGCTGAGATCATTAGCATCCAATCGTAGTCTGTTTGTAGCTCCTTTCGTAAAACTGCTACCATTAGAGGTTGCAGCTGTGCTGATCACAGTCAATTGTGCTGTCTCACCCTCACGACCGATGATTGCTCGAATTGTATCACTATCGGTCGGCGTTATCGCAGCACCGTCGGCGTCCAGGATTGTGATGTCCCTCGATATTCCACGATCTACATACGCTAGAATCAATGTCATGTTGGTGCCTCCACACTACAACCATCAATCGCACTGCCTACCTTGGCAATACTACCAGAACTTAAATCTACATCTGCCCACGAAGCTGACGTTACCCCGATCCTAGTCACTGACTTGCTCATTGGAAACTTCGGTGGTAGGAATGCTACAACCTCGTATCTCCATCTCAATAGCATTAGTGGGAGCAGACTAGGCTTCATATATCTCTCCCCACGGGCCTACGCCATGTTCTGGAACCGCTATCAATAGTCGCCGTAATCACAGCTATTGCCGCTTCTCCTGATGTGAGTCTTGTCGTTGAATCTAACTTGTAGCAACCTATTGATCCAATCTGTGTCATAGCCGAACTGGCAACTAAGTCTGTGCCATCCGAACGCTTGACGATCTGGAGTGTGGGCGATGTGATTCCACTTGTGATTGGCGTTCCGTTCTTATACCAGACCACTGTATATTCATCTTGGCTATTCAAAGTGTCGCGTGTGAGGAATACATCGGCATGGTACACATCCTCAGAACTGGCCAAAGTCATCGCTGATCCAACGGCCGCCGGGCTGGCAGGTATCAGATCGGTTTTGGCTTTGGTCGCATCAATCAAAACGTCAATTGCGGCCAGAGTCTCCGTTGTCCAACCAGCACCCTTGATTGCTGTCAACGTGGCTTCCAACGCTAATCCTGATTGAATCTCTGTTATGGCATCGGTCTTGATGCTTGCAGCGGTGATTCCATCAGTCGCCACGCTGCCGACCGCCCCAGTGACAGACCCCACATTGCCCGATACGTTACCTGTAATGTTCCCAGTAATGCCGACTGTCCAAGTCGTCACTAAATCCAACCCATCGCTCGCCAACTTAAATCCAGTCTTATCCGAGACCGCAACGCTCGTAGCCGTACTCCAAGTGCTATCGCCGTGAGTCTCCATAAGAGCAAGTGCCGTGGCTACAACACCAGCAGCATCGGGAACTGTCGTGTTGGCTCCGTCCGTCCCACGCATGGCTTCACCATTAAGCCCAGTCACGTCGGCCAGAATAGTGTCCGCGTCGGCGGGCAGGTTCGCAGCATCCAGTTCAGCCAGCCGGATTTCCGTGCATGCCGACGCCAGGACTGCCAACTGCTCGATCACAACAAACACCAATGTATTGCTGCTATCTCCGCTTTCGTAAATACGTAGTCCGATCGGCAGTGTGTCGGTTGTACCGACGAATAGATAATTGCCGTCGCCGATCTCTGAAAACCCCGACGTGATCTCGTCGCCGGTGTCGTTGCCATCGCTGTCAACCCAGCGGCCCGCAAGCGTCAACCCGACGAAATGATCGTCCACCGTGTGTCCGAGATTGATTTCTTCCCAAACGGTATAGCTCATTACGATAACCTCGATTCCCAGACCCACGGATGTTTTCTATATGTCGCTTTAAGCACGTCGTCGTAGGTTGCAAACTCGACCGTGCCCGCTGCGTGGTGCGCATCCAGCACGGCCAGAAATGCGGTCCATTCGGCCGGGGTGATCGACCATGCGTCTGGGCTTTCGTAGATTCCGTGAATAAACGGCATGACGACATGGCGATCCCGCACGGCATCGGCCAACGCCGCGACTGCTCCGCTGTAGGTCGTGCTATTGAGTTCGATGTACGGCCAATTGAATGGATCACTCGGGAATGGAAACATCCCGGCGTCGGCGATGCCGATGGCTTTGCACCTTCTGGAATCTTCACCCGTCGGCTCATTGATTGAACGATGAACGTGCGCCCTCGCTCCAGCATGAAAACCTTGCAAGGTTGAGTACAGGTCGCCAGTGGTGGTATCGCCCATGTTGCCGGGACAAACGAAAAAGTTGCTGCCGCGAAACCAGCCTTGCGACATCATGTATCGCTTGCCTTGGGCGATGTCGGCCGCTAATGTGGCGGGCGTTACTGAGCGTGACCCATTGACATGGGCATAGCCGTGGTTGCACAACGCCCAACCATCGTCATAAAGAGTTTGAAGCTGGGTTGCGTCACAGAAACCCATGCCGTAGCCAGCGGAGTACGTGCCGATCCATGTAGGAACAACGGCTCCCGTTGCTCGCCACCCTCGTTTTTTCAGGTCGGGATAAGCTACGGTGTAAGTCGTCACAGGCATGTCGTCGAAGATCAGCATGATCCGCGCCTTCGACCATTGCTGCCGATAGATTCCGCCGATCCAGACCTCGGGCGACTGGCCGGCCACGGCGTCCACTTCCAGCGTCACGTAAGTAACAGGATACTCATCGACCGAGCCGCCGGCGCCGGTGCCCCACGCCGTTGGCGAGCCAACACTTTGATGGCGTTTTCGCGTGTCCCAACACAATGCCCACGTGTTATCGCTCAAGACGTGGTAGTTTGGGTACTGATAGGCCGATCCGGTTGGGAAAGTTCGCGGCAAAGACGGCGCGACGGTCACCTTCTCGTAAAAGCTCGCCTTGTAGCCGTTCGTTCCGTCGTCCTCGCTGATCGTCAATCGGATCGAGTCCAACTTGGTGATGTCGACCACGCGCAACGCCAGGCCAATCCCGCCGCGAACGTCGATCGAGAATGGCAGTGTGCAATAGGCCGTCGCCACTGCCCCCGCGTTGCCGGTCAGCTTTTGCGACTGCAAACCGTCGTGGAAAATCGACGTATCGGCGGCGATCGAGCCGTTGGTAGCGGCCCATGTCTCGCCTGCCTGACCGTCGGCCACGGTACCGATTGGCCACGGATCATCCGACGGCAGCGGGTAGGCCAGCCGGTCGTATTGATCGAGCGGGTTCACATTGCGAATCATTACATCGTCCCCCGCATCACGGGTTCGGTTTTGGGAATGCCAGGAGTGCGAGGCGTCGGTGGAGTTTCACCAAGCCATAATCCCACATTCACAGACCCCGACAGATTTCCAGTGATATTCCCTGTGATGTTGGCGTTTAGATCGTAGGACGAACCGGAGATCGTCATGCCCGATCCGCCGGGATTTGATGCCTGGGCTTGGATTCCGTAACCGCCGACCGCGTTCCCACACGCAAACAGTCCAGTACCCAGGCTTCCTGTTGCTTCGACATACAAACCATAGGTGCTACCAACCAAGCTCATGGCAGGACCAGCGGCGTTCACTACGTCGATGCCTGCTGAGGCTGATATGGCTCCAGTAAATGTAGTGGCTCCAGTAACAATAAATGTCGAGCCAAAACCTACAGCACCCGTAACCGTCAGGGTGGCAAACGTAGTAGCTTCGTTGCTGCCGGCAATCAGCATTCCATTAGAGGCACCTGGGGCTGCTGCTGCCCCAACATCAGCCCGAATGGTCACACCAGCCCCACACGTCACGGCTTGCGTCTTAATCGTTTCAACGTCAGCCTTCATCAGCCGTGGCGTGACGGTTACATCGACTTGCGTATCATTGCTATTATCGCTTGACAGCGTTGCGGTAATATCATACCCGTTACCGACGAAAACGGGGCCAGTTCGCAGGGCTACCAACAAGACCCCCGCAGCTTTTGCCACGTAGGTAGGACCGCCGTTGACCGTAAACGTGCCTAACGCATTACTGACGGTAACGCTCAAAGTCAATGTAGCGGCATCTGTATGCAAATCATCAACACCACCAACACGTATATCCAGTTCCCACTCGCCGTCGGCGGCAGCGGTTTGGTCGTAGATTGTCGCCCCTGCATAAATATTAGCGTCGGCGGTAGTTTCTGCTGTGATTGCCATATCATTCTCCTACGCATAAACCATTGATTGAACCATTCGCTGTACGGTTGGCTGTATTGGATACGGCCACACTTGAAGCGCCTGCCCGTTCGTGTCGATTGCCCCGCCGAGATTAAGCAAATAATCTGTGGTCAGGGCGTTCGTCACGAGTTGCAAAATCCCTGCCCCCGTGTGCTTGGCGACATGGAACGTAGAGCCGCCAGAATTAAGCGTTTGGGTTCCACTGGCCCTGTCAAAGACTACCGTTGAATCGTCAGCCGTGAATACTGACGGTGCCGAGCCTGTGCCGTAGTTCAGCCAGGTGCTGCTGCAGGTGATTGTTGACGTTCCACCCGTGCCGTGCGTTGCGTCGAGGGTCTTTAGGCCGGTGTCGGAACCTGCACCTATGTGGATAGCACCTACTGTGCAGTCGTGACCATCGGTTTTCCAGGTACATACCCTAGTCGCATTTGCATTTCCGTGGATATAAAGTGTCCCGGTTATTACAACATGACCAGTTTGGGTTACAATGGAATTATCCGGGCCGTTAGAAATGTTGCAAACGTATCCATTGTCTATTTCAGGGATGGTTTGATTTAATCCCCAAAAAGTTAATGTACCACCTACGATATTTGTACTTGTTTTATTGACTGAAAGTGGGTTTGTTTCTCCAATTAAATATATTTGAGTATTATTCGTTAGCTGTCCTGTACCAATAATCAATTGATTATAAATACGCACATTTACTGGGGCTGATAAAGTAGTAGCATATCCGTCTTGACCGCAAGTTAGATCAAAGAAACCTTGTGCATTACTATGATTGTAAGTAAGAGCGTTAATGCCATTCAATACCAGCATAGCAGAGTTGTACTGAGTCGAGTCAAGCGTACCGTCAGCAGTGAATGCTCCGTTGCCGTTGACGGTAATCGTAGAGCTTCCCGCAAGACATTTTGAGTCCACATCCGACTGGTCCCACACGCCCGAAATCGTCACGGCGTAATTACCCGTGGTAAGAATGCCGCTTGCCCCGATAGTGATATTCACAGCGGCTTGAGCAGCGGTGAGCGTGACGGTGTGCGTCATCGTCGCATTGTCCGACGCACCAGGATAGTCGGTGCCCTCAACGCCTGGAGAATTGAGTCCCCAGGTGGCACCGTCTTTCCAGTTGCCGTTTTGTGTCGATGAAAAAGCAGCCATTCAATGCACTCCGTAGATCAATGCCAGCAATCACCATGACGACTACCGAACCATAAGCCGCCATTGCGACGATCAGCGATTGGCGTTTCTTGTCGTTCAGGCTCATTCAGATTATCCTTTACAACGCGGCAATCGCCGTATCGACCGACGCCTTCAGAGCAAGGAAATCCGCAATTAGAAAATCCTTTTCAGCAGCAGCCCCCAGGGCAGCAGTGTCCGCTGGATTCGCCACAAGCAGATCAGTGATCGCCGTGAGCGTATCACCATACTGCGTTGGCAGCCCATCCAATGTCGTTGATGCTGCTTCCAGCTTTGCCTTTACAGAATTGACGCGGCCCTTCTCAGCCACAATCGTTTCGGCCAACAAATCCAAGTTCATTTTCACTTCTGAAAATGTCATAATACAATCCTCTCAAATCTAAGGGTTATTGTTTGGCTGGTATAATCGTTTACATCAGTATTCCACGCCACTCGCCTTCGATCCTGCCCATGCAACAATAATACCTGCATTCTTAATCTCCTACATCACATTTCGTCGCATGGTTGACTTTCCTTGCCATCTGGCGGAGGCATTCGATTTCCTTTTCTGCACTACTCAGCTTGTCCAGCACTCTGGAGACAGCACCCCATAATTCAGATTGATGCAAAGGGGAAACAATACCATTTTTCTTACACAGACCACGAAGGACCAATACGTCTACGTCACCATCAAGTTGTACGAATTCCGCCATCACTCCTCACCTCCCGCCGCCTCGGCGGCTTCTCTTAGTTTCTCGTCCCACACGTTGAAACCCACAACCTTGCCAGCTTCTTCACCCATATGCAATTCAACGGACAGAGTACAGCCCGGTACTGTATAGGAACGTTCATTCTCAAAATATATTTGCCACATACAACCGTCTTGATTATACCAAACGGACGGTCGAAACTTCCACCACGGCGAACGAATACGATTGGTCTTGGTAAGCCATGCCGTTAAGTCTTTCGGCCGTAGGCGTACTGCATACACCAGACGCCAGAATATCCACCGAAATGTTTGCATCACTTACCTCCTGCCTCAGCGGCTTCAATCGGTTGGTAGACCGTTGCGTTTCTCGATTGATCGACGTATCCAAGTAACGTCTTTCTGAATCTCAGCCAACGATACATCAACACTGTTTAGCCTGCCACTACACCTATTGATGGCACCGCTGTTTTTTTCAACTTGCCAGGTAACTCCCCTATACTGTGCAGCGTTCACGCCAAATCCAAAGACAATGCCGGCAGCCGAGATCAGTACGCCAGCTATAATCACAATCCAACGGTACTTAATCTTTATGTACCCATTGCCATTTCGAGATTCGGTAACTGTAGCAGCTTTTGGATTCTTTAGATCAGACGACATAGTCATAACCATTCCTATTGGCCCGAGTACCACTGTTGACTCCCACCACTCCAATGCACTGGAGAGTCGTTTATCATCTTCCGCAAACCCATGCTCAGTATTGCCCCAACGCTCATACCGCCACCTGCCGACATGATCTCATTACCAGCACCATTACCACTGAATCGACCATAGAGCAAAACTACGATTCCAGCCGTCAGGCAAATCAGTGCTGTGCGAATTGTGTTGCTCTTCCACCAAACCTTTCCGGCTCGCTGTTCAGCTACAGCATTTGCAAATCCTTCGGCCCAATGATCACGCATCCCTGCCTCGTCCTTGTCATAATTGCAAGTCTGACGAATCTGACATGCCTGCCAGCCCTCCCAGTATTCTGCAACCTTTTTCGCTGCTTGCTTCGCCATTACAATCTCTTCTCTAAAAGAGGCTACGGGGGACAGGGGATCCATCCCCCGCAGCTCATTAACGTCGGAAGGGGGGCCATCCTCCCGACACCACTGCTAACTCAACTTAATGGCAGCACCTACCCCTGTGAAGGATACGCACCACAATACGTGTCTCACGTCCTTTCACTCTGGTAACAATTCGACTGCCAATGCTCTTTGCAATACGGACGGGAACGGCAACGGTTTTGGCCACGACTTTAATTGTGCCTTTGCCAATACCTACGATTCGCTTTCCCGCCGTAACGATACGCCTTGCATGCACCGCCTCCTCACCACACGCATCGATCCCATCAACGATCACCGCTGGAACCCCAATGATGCATATCTCTGGACAGGCTGGCACATCAGAAATCTCGACCGAAACAGCAGCCATCGCCGTCGTCCCAATCAACATCGCAACGATACACACGAACAATAGAATCACTTTCCTAGTCACTTCACACCTCCTCTGGTTAGAGTCACACATCTACAGATTATGACTTGTCAATTCTCGCATCGCCCTTCTCCTTGGGTTAGCATTTTCATTCGTCTTTAACAGATGACTGTTTCTCATCATCTGACTGTTTCTCATCATCTGACTGTTTCTCATCATCTGACGAACTACTGTCTCGTATCCGAACCACAACCTTTACTATCTCTATTCCCATCGTATCACCTTTCCCTTTCTAATGCCCTTTTGTAAACGGAATTATACCCTTAGCTTTTCATTTAACCCCTACAATCGGGGAACGCTCATTACTAGCTACCAAGATCACCATATACCAAACACCGTTTTCACCCTGTGACCTAGCCCTGCCGTAAGCTCTCCAAACACGGTTCGCAACACTCCAATGCCCTGGGGATTGGCTCCAGCAATCGAACGCTTCAGTCCACAACGCTTCGTCATAGCAATCCCTCTGCTCAGGCCAACTCTCTGCACAGATTTCTTCGATCCGGCTATACCCACTGGTTAACAATAGCTTTGATTTACGATTATCCCAATCAAGGTGGCCCTGCTTATTCCTTGCCGCCTGCAGATCGGAGGACTCTTTAGCGGCACTGCAGAGCATCATGTGCTTTGGGGTTTCAAGCACCCTTCCTAATGACTTCGGAAGTACGCCCTCACCATACCGCAATGCATTCCGTAACTCGTTAACCTCCACAGGTCCAATCCATTGTGCTATAAACTCCGAACCGTCAAACACGGCTGTCAGCGGTATTTGTAGTGGTCTGTAATCCTCCATCCAAACAGGAGGATTGTCGATGTCAGCTATCGACACCTTGAACCCCTCGGACGCAAGTTGATCCCAGATAGGTTTCATCTTCTGGCAACCAGCACACCAATCAGCCGTGTAACCGACGAGCTGCATTTGTTTACCGATGATGGTTTCTTCTTCTGTGATTGGCTTTTTTGGGGCTTCCATTTCATAATCTTCATCTTCGATTTCCTTTCCTGAAATGGTGCAAACGGAATTGCTATAAGAAATCAGCGTGTCAGCCACCACACTCACGATCCTGTCCATAATAACCCCCATCTCCATTTTGGTGGGTACACCAAACACCCCTATTGTGTCTGTGTGGGCCATCACAATAGATTGTAAAGGTGCTACGGTCTCGCCGCCTACTAAACGGTCCCCGCTCACGTCTGCACCTAACGGAGACAGGAGTGCTGCCTCAACACATACTTCTGGTTTGGCAATAATGATTTTATCATGCACCGACACCATCGCCATCAACCGTAGTCCGACCAATAGTGCTAGCAACGATAGTGGGATGATTGATCGTTTCATACTTCATTCGGCTTTAGGGTTATTCAATTGACTCCACCACCTACTATATGTTGTATCCGACCTTTAGGGAGTCTTAATATCAAACTCTCGGACCGTGGCCTTCAATCCGCGTAGAAGCTCAATTCTTTCAGAAACAGCATTTTGAATATCCTTTTGAATATCCTTCTCCCACTTAATACCTGATACCCCTTTCTCAAATCTATAAACTATTGGCAAAGGCTTACAAAGCCATTCCTGAAGAAAGCTAACCACTCTGTCAACCCACATTACCGCTTCTCTAGGATCGTCCCCACTTGGGGCCTGCTGAATCAAATTATCTACGCGGCTAAAAAACCAATCAGTAGCGCGCTTCTTTTCCCCTAATGTACGGTAACTTCCCCTAACCCATTCCTTATAGCCTTTCACCCCATAGTAAATACCTACAATCACAAGAACTAACATCCCAAATATAAGATATGATTTCAGAATCACACCCCCTACCCCTACTTCTACTCCTACTCCTTGCCACAAGTTTGCAAAATATGCAATCATCGCTGCTATCCCCAATACAATTAAAGGCGAAACGCCTTACCACAATAATCACAAGATTCGTAAGGCCAACTCTTACGAGACAAAGTCCCCCACTGAACAAGCAACAACCACTTGATACGACGATATAATCTTTTTATCACCAGCAACTTAAACCCCACTCGGTTTCATAATGCTATCTTGTGTTTATTGTATTCCAGATTTCCACTTAGCTTCTGCGATCCACCTGATCCCATCAATCGTTCGCCTTGCAACCTACGAGCATCTTTCACAGCATCAGCAGAAACCAACTCTAAGAATGTTGACCCACAAGCCATGCACTTGGGACGAGCCGCACGATTCAGCTCTACCCACGCAACCATTCTACGTGTCTTGCAGTCATCACATTGGTATAATCGATTTCTTGGCTGTTTATGACTCGATCTACTACTCATCTTACACCTCGCTTGGTTTCATTACACGAATGGCATGGGCACCACTGGCCGTTGCCTTACCCTTACCGTAGCCCTCTTTCATCCAGAAGTATCCATTCTCTCCATAGGGTCGCCATGAATTACGAGCACACAACCAGAAATCCCCATCCTTATACATCACCGCTAGTGCACCTTGAACGTGATGACCCCACCAATTGAACCACACACCCGTCGGAATGTTTAACAATACACAGGTCATCTGCTGCTCGAACATCTCCCGGCTACTTAGATGGAATACCTCGACTGCCGTGTGGTTCTTTGCATCCTCTTTCCAATCAGGATCCCACTTGTTTGGATTAAGCGAATTGGCACAATCCATCATGTCCATACGGCAGGCACCCCGCTTAACCAGCACCTCCAAGTCATCGTCTGGATTGGCTCCTCTGTTCCGCCAATTCGTCACAGGGCCTCCAATTGACTCTGGCGATAGAAGAATATGAGGTAGCCCAGTGATGGCCCTAGCCGTCATCGCCGCCCCCACAGTTCCGTATGCGTGACAGTTGCCGGACACAAGCACAGAACCATTCCGACGTGTCACCAACGTTCCATTAGGCACGGCAGCACAATAGACCAATCCTTTGTAATGATCTGTTTCAATATGCTTCTTCCGATCAATGTGAAGCCGATCGGTTTGGCTGACAACCAACGTGTATTCTCCACTGCTCTGAATCACTTGTACCCTATCCGTCCCTGGTATCTTTCGGTCGGCTGTACGAGATCCTCGATGGCAGATTGACCCACGCATTCCTATTCGCAGGTGCAGCTCTTGCAAATCGTCAATCATTCGCTTGCTGCTGCTGAAAAACTGGGTGCCCGTCCCATCAGCGTCATGCAATCTGTCACCAAAGTATTCCAAAAACACTTTGATTTGTCGCTCACTGGCGACCTTCACGATATCAGGCACACACTTATTAGGTGATCTTAATTTTCCACCGTAATAGCAATTAGCTCTAATCCATTCGGCTAAAGCGTATGACGACTCATTGTTCCTGTTCCACACACCACGACGGCTTGGCCGTTCATTAAACCCAGTGCGTCTAGCCAAAGACGAGGCTGCTTCATATCTGTCGTCACGAAAACAACAAAAACTAACCCGCTTCATTGTGAACTCTGCACCACCAGCATATCCATCTGCACAGATAATTCCGAGCATTGCCATGAAATCATCGCCGTCATACTCACGATCCCCCTCGACACCGACACGTTTTAACTCTGTTCCAATGAAGCCACTCGGCGCGTGAAGAAGACCTGTGTACCAACCAAGATTACCAGCACGCACAAACTCGTACTGGCTCGATAGCGTCCGCAATCGTCCATCCCATTTTCGCACATACATGCGATGATCTGGTGTGACACCAAAATCAAGTCTTCTGTTTGTACTGTAGATCATCTCACCGTCATAGGGATAGACGTGCTTTTGATATGGCAACTGGAACTCAAGCTTATGGCTCGATGGATTCACCGTACCAAGCAAGTCTTTCCAATTGTAATCCGGCCACGGGGTCCAACCCTTTTCTGTTAGAACCTCTGTATCAGCTGAACTACAGAAACCGAGGCCATCCTGATCTAACTCAGGCACACCTGCTTGATCGTTGACGTTTCGCATCCATGAACCGTTAGCATCCTTCTCCTTGATTCGATCAACCCACTCACTTCGTGGGATTACTTGGACGGCCTCTTCGAGTGGACGGGATACAAGCCTGCCCTCCATCTCCCGTTTCACACGCTCCACCTCTATCAGCTCCTGAGGCATGGCATTCAGAATACGCTCGCCGTTATACCAAAACCTATCGAGACCACAACCAGTGTGCTCGTATGCGTTTTCGGGTGTTAAGAATAGCTCAGGCATGATTTACCTCTTCAACCAATTTCGTATAGGGTTCTTAGTCTCTCATACAGTGTGCTATATCACAACAGAACAGAACAAACAGAACAATAAGGTGGATTGCAACGGGAGTAACGATTCCGACCAGCACTACCCACGTAAAATCAGATATAACAAAATCGTCCATCTCAATATCCCCCAAACACTTCAGTCAGTTGTTTCAACTTCATATCATCCTCAAGTCGTTTGGCTGCTGGATCACCATGCGTCAACTTGTATTCCGTGAGCTAAGCATCTACAAGCCAAGCATCTACCCAATCAGAAATGTTCTGGACCTGCCTTCTATTTAGCGTAACGCGGTGATACCCCTGCGTCTCAATTTCTATACCGTCGCCATCAGTACCGTCTGCACACTTCCCCGCATTAGCAAAGGAAACGCTATCACCATCGGTGTCGATTAGATCAATCAATGTCAACTTCTCCATCTCAATATCCCCCTGTTTGCTTTTGATCCTAGTTTTTGATAACAACACGCTTGATATCACGGATTAACCACGCAAAGGCATACCCCAATACCGAAATCTGAAACCGCAAAGAACTCTTATACGCTCTGAATACATCTTCAGCATTCATCCATAATGGAAGGTCTAAATACTTCCTCAGCCACATCACGGCCTTTCGTTCACACCTGTTCATATCAATATCCCCCATTCTCTTCAATCAGTTGTTTCAACTCCACATCACCCTTTGGTACTGACTGGTTCTCTGTCAACCTATTATCGTGATACAGACCTAACCACGGCTGCCACTTCCTTCCACTCTGCCCTGCCTTGGCCTCTACTGCTAAGATGTTCCACTTTGACGGTACATGATCTTTATCATACTGTCTCCACTTGTCTGCCTTACGAAGGGCCTGTGAAGTCTTTCCCATCATCGTCTCATGCTCTTCGGGGTAAGCCAAGGCGTCATCTATTTCTGATTCATAGATAATAACGGCCATTGTAATTGAGCTAGCAGGGGGAAGAATATCAGGTATTGCATACTGCAAGCCGTACTTAGTTCCTTGAAGAAACAGTAAAATTAGCAATAGCATGATTGGCATCAAAAACTTCTTCATTGCTTCACACTCTCTTTTGATAGTACATTTAGTGGACAGGGTATCCAAGAAAGCGAGGTTTTAATGCGAAGAATCAACCCAAACAGGCATCTTCTTTGGTTGAACTGTGAGTAGAGGCATGGCCTTAGCATCCCTTCTTCGTTTCTTCTGCTCACGCTGGAAGCAAATCAACCTGTCACCTTCCCTGCTCATTTCTTCCCCGTTTCTAAATCCGCCAATGCCACTTGCATCGAAGCCATCATGGCGCTTAGGGCTATCTTACTCTCAGCTGCACTGGTCATCGTCTTCAATACTAGCAGCTTATCATCTATGCCCAATTCCTTGAACTCATCCAAACCTTCAGCATAAGCCAAGACTGCACTAGCACATCGACACGCATCAGATAATGTCATTGCTGGTTTCCTTCATGCTCAAACACTATTGTCACCTTCGCAGCCAAACCATCAAGGTCTTCAGCATGGCCTGCCTTGACTTTACCGAGGTCGCTAGATTGCTCGGCTAGCTTGCGGCATAGGATGTCACCTGTTTCCTTGGCTGTCAGCTCCGTCACTTGCGTAGTTGTAACCTTCATTTCTTTGGCTCCCATTGAATAGAGGCTGCATTTGGATCAACCTGATCTGATAAGTCATTAGCAACCATCGTATCGTTTGCTACCGTCCAGTCCTTTGCCACACCACGCAAGGCTACCGACTGCAAATAGGCAATGGCACCCAGAGCGTTTGCATCTTCCCTGACTTTGTTATCTAGCTTCATTGTTTCCAACAAGCCATAAATCGTGTAAGCCTGCGTCGTGTCAGTCAGCTTTCCGACAACTTGACCCAGAGGAGACGTCTCAGTGGCTGGCCAGAAATACTTCACAGCCGTCCAAACGCACCACAAGACAAGCAGTGCAACAGCCACTAATGAAGCAATATCAATTATCAATCTAATCATGCTCCTATCCTTTCGTTCTCACGGGATCAGCCCCGTATGTCCACTCGTGTTCAATCCGCCCAAACCGATTATGTACAACAACCTGACCAATATGTCGTCGT